CCTTCTCCCACATAGGAAGTGTTAGAACCCTTGTCTGTACATTAAACTGAGCAGTCTCAACTTTTTTATGCTCTACTACTAGATCCTCAGTAGCAAGTAGCTTAGCAAGTTGTGATTTGATTTCGTGCTTTACTGTCATGGATCTGTTTGTTTGATACACCTATTATACTAAAAAACCGCCTCTTGTGGGCGGTCTGTAGACGGTTTATCAACTGTCTACGCCTTTCTTTAGCAGCACGTAGAGCTTGTGGTTTAAGTTTTCGTTTCCTCTCCTTTTTGGAGTGGTGTTGCCAGTTTGGAGTGTTCATAATACATATTTATCTAAAAAAGAAAACTTGATTACATCTATATTGACTAAGAAAAGTATCATTAGTAATATTCATACCATGAGGAAATTTAGATCCATCAAAAAGGCACAAACTATTATACCTTGATTTAAATGATTTTACAACAGAGTATTTTTCTTTAGGTCTCCAACACAAATATTGCTCTGGCATAGACATCGAATAACTCCACTCAAAACTATCCAAAACTTTAGGATCGTATAGATTCGTTCCCGAATCCTCTTCACCCTCATTCAAATAAACTATACCATTATATCCACCATCTATATGAGGCCACCAAAAACAATTATTATAATCATTAAAACCATCATCAAAAAATTTAGTCATATTAGTAGAAATATCACAATTAGGATACCTCTGCTTACATAACTTACTAAGAAACTCATAGACATGAATTAATCTAGGTTCTCTTTGTATTAATCTCCTGTCATTGAAATGAACAGTATTGAAGGATGGTTTTTGTTCTGCCTTCCACAAAGGAACATCTCTATTAAATAGATAATCAGAAACTTGTTTGGGATTCTTATAAAAATTATCTATTGTATAAATTTTTGATCCTAATAAGATTTCTTCTTTTACATATAAATCATCATTTAATTCAAACATTAAGAGTTTTTTTCTTTTTTAGAATCTTTACTATTTTTCTTTAAGAACTCATCGGATCTAGGATCAGTAATAAGATACTTACAATACTCCCATCCATTTTCTCTAAAGTCATCAGACATATCAACTGGTCTGTTTGCTACACCGTCGTTAGTCATTCTTTTACAGCCTTACAATCCCAACCTTTACCCCATATGAATGGTTCAGAAGTAGCAGTCTTCTTAAGTTTGAACACCTTTCTATCATCTTTTATTTGTGTCCAACGATTATCACCAGCATAGTACATAGTACCTGTACCCAATACGCTGGTTTTTGTAATGTGATACGCCATAATTAGTTTAAATTAAATGATATTATAGTTCTATCTATATTACTATAATTTGGAGGAGCCATATGAGATAGATTTGATGGAAAAATAATAAGATCTCCTTCATTGATATCTAAAGATTTATTTTCAAAATCACCATACTCTGCCATAAAAGGAGAAAAAAATCTAGTACTATTATGATGATCACTATTATATTCAGCATAAAATACAGCAGAATATCCAACAGGACCATGAGTATGTGGTTGAAAATAATCACCAACCTTATATCTATGACACCACATCTTTGTTAGTCTTTGAAACTTATATTGTGCTATTTTATGAAATTGATCAATATAAGGTCTTATTATTTCATGAAATGTATTTCCATATGTTGGAATATCAGTATCAATCCAATAATCAGCAAATGATATATTTTCATCTATTGCTTCTTCATTATCAAAAGGTATTAAGGATAAAATATAATCTTTTTTAGATTTCCATTCTTTAATATGAAATCTATGAAGAGATATTTCAAATAAAGAAACCTTTTCCATTAAGAAGCAATCCTAGAAAATCCCTTAATTTTTTCAAATTTAATCACACTATTAAATTTATCATGAAGATCTGCTTTATGAGATATAACAAACACATTCGCATCCTTAATTACGAAACGAATAATCTTAAGAAACTCATCTGTACCAAATCCATCAAGAGAACTATCAAAAACCTCATCCATAATTAAAAGATTAGTATTCACAGAGTTTTTAGCTCTGGCAACTTCTCTCCATGTAAACAAAAGAGCAAGGTCAATTCTCATCTTCTCACCCTCAGAAAAAGAAGCATAAGAAAATCTTTCATGAATAGGAGATTCTATAGTTTCATTAAACTCCTCATCAAGTTTAAAATTAATATAGAAATCCATCATCTGCAAATAACGATTTACCTGCTGATTAATAAGAGGAAGATATCTCTTAATAATTTTTGTCTTTACTCCATCATCTTTTAACAAAGAATATGCGAAGTCATGGTACATGACCTCTTCTTTCTTATCTGCTAATTTTTTAAATACTTGTTGAAGATTTTCGTTAAACTCTGCTAATTTTCCTTGCTCAGTATTTCTGTTTGCATGCTGATCGGTAAGTCTCTGAATTTCCGATTCCAAATCCCTGATCTGTCTGTTACATCCAGAGATGAGAGTATGATTCTTAGAAATGCCATTATTGAGTTTAGTAATCTCCTTTGATAGTTTGGTAAACTGATGCTCTCTTTCCTCTTCTTTTTGAATTGCTTCTTCCAGTTCCCTGTAACCAGTTTGCAACTCCTTTGCTCTAGTTTGAGCATCAGTAATTCTATTTACACGGAACTCTTCTTCTATATTCTGAGTACAAGTAGGACATACCGTATTCTCTGTGAAAAACTTATGTTCTTTAGTAATAGTTGCTACTTTTTGAGTAATTTGTCCCTTAAGTGTGTTTAGTTTCTTTAACTTATCTTTTGCACCAGTTACATCTTCTTGCTCTTTTGTTAAATCAACAACATCATCTGATATTAATTCATTTTCATGAACATAATCTTCTGCCTCACACATAAGAGTATCAATCTTTTCTCTCTTTTCTTCTATTCTCTGCTTACCTTGAGTCTCTAATTCTTCTATAAAGTTCTTTTGCATTTCAACTTTATCTTTAATATTATCTTTACTCAACTCCAAAGTTTTTATTTCATCCTTTTGATCTCTAATCTTTGTCTTCATAAGAGTATTCATAGCAGAAAAGATACGAATATCTAAAAGATCTTCAATCACATCTCTACGATTAGCACCAGTTAATTGCATAAAAGGTACAAAAGTACTACTACCCAAAATTACTATTTGAGTAAATGATTTATAATTTACTTTAAGAATATTTTCTTCAAGCATCTTCTGCATGACACGATCATCTGCTTCCTTATGCATAGGATCGCCATTAACAATTATTAAAAAAAGATTAGGTTTTATTCCTCTTTTTACAATATATTCTTTATTATTAATACAGAATTCAACTTCAACTAAACAACCCTTCTCATTTGTACTGTTTATTAATTGACTTTTAGTAATTTTACGAAATGGTTTATTAAACAAACTAAAAGTTAAGGCATCGAGAACAGTAGATTTACCAGTTCCATTAGTACCAACAATTAAATTTGTAGAATTTTGTTGAAAATCAACCTCTGTAAAATGATCACCAGTAGATAGAAAATTTTTCCATCTAATTTTTTTAAAAATTATCATTAAGATTTAGGAGGAATAACAATATCATTGGGAGTTACAACAGTATACTTGTAATTATACCTCTTACACGTCATAATTGCAACATTATCATCAACTTGGATAACGTCCATTGGATTATCATGGTAGTCTTCCATCATCATAGCATATCTATTAGCATCATCTTCCTGTTGGAACATGAAAAGAACTTTCTCACCATACTTATTATGAACAGCGTAAGCACCTTCTTCTTTTTCCGATCTTATAGTGAGTAACCACATTAGTCTACCTCACAAGCCTCTGCATAAAGTTTTTGTAAAATACCCTTAATTATATTCTTATCACATTCAAAATCAGAATCATCAATATATCGATTCAAAAATGATAATGTATTTTCATCTTCTTCTGCTACAAAATCTTCACTTTCCTGAAGAACATAATTTTCTATGATTTTTAGTTCCTGTATTCCAGTAGAGTATAACTTATCTATAAATTTTTCAAATAGTTTTTGATTTGTTTTCTTCTTTACTATGAGTTTAATAATTTTATTCTTTAATTCTTTAGTATTAAATAGCTTATAATTATGATCTTCATAATAAATTTTATAGAATAACCTATATGGATTATTAACATGAAAATGATCTAATGTTTCTGTATCAAATATCGTAAATCCTCTAGTATCATTTACATCATTCCAAAACATCTCATAAGGATTACCAAGATAATAGATATTCCCATTGTTCGATCTTGTATGATAATGACCAGAATAAACCTTTTTAAACTTCTTAAACGGAGTCATATCCATACCATGATCCATTACATGACCAGCAGTAGCAACAAATCCATTCAATTCAAGATGCCCCATAGCAACAGGTGCTTGTGATTTCTTAATGAGACCAAGACTCATCTCTCTATTCTCCTCATTAATCCAAGGCACAAGAAGAATGTTACATCCACCAATTTCAATAGAAGTTGTTTCTGAATATGTTGTTATATTTTTATATTCCTTTAATAATAAATCTATAGTATTAACTTCATTCGTATCCTTATAATAAGCAGTATGGTTTCCAACAACACTATGAAGTGTTATTCCCATATCTTGGAGCCTATCAAAGTAAGTTTCCTTTGCCCAATCAATAGACCATAAATCTACAGATCTACGATTATCAAACGTGTCACCCATATCGATGACAGTATCGATTTTATGTTTTTCCAAATACGGGAAAAAGACATTATCGTAAAACTTTTTGAAATAATCATGAAATGGTTTAGATCCCTTACGAGCACCAAAATGTTGGTCTGTTATTATCGCTATCTTCATCTATTACCAGACTTATATTGAATATTATCTTTAATAGTATTATAATCAGAACTTGATGAAGTTAATGCTCCATCATCAACTACCATTACTTCATCATATCCAGTCTTCTCGATTATCTTCGTCTTGATCTCAAGTTGCTTCTTCTCTTTCTGAATTCTTCTTAGAAAAGCATAATGAATAATCTGAGTAAAATAAGCAAATGGATTCTTAGACTTATTGGGATCAAAGTTATGAATGTACTGTACACAGTTCTCTATACCATCAGAAATCATATCATCCCTGAACATATAGTTTACAAAGTTTGGTTTGTATGAAAGGTGTGTAGCAATCTTTAAAAAGCACTCTCCAAGATAATTACTAATTCTTGGTTTAGGTAAATCCTTTGTCTTTGCTACAGCTACTTGAGCACGATAATCTATTAACGCTGCTAACAATTCCTTATTATTTACGTAATGCTCTGATTTCTTTTTTGGCATAGCATTAGTATTCCCTATCTAATTGTTTGTATTATAACATTATTTACCAAACTTGACAAGGTAGCAAAATATCAGTAAAATACCTTTGTTAAGGTTGGAAGAGATAGTTCTAGTTTTCTATATTAATTCTATATATTTTTTCTAAATTAGATCTAGCTTCTTCTACAGTAGATATAAGTCCCATAGTATCATTTAATTTTACTCTTCCATCTATTTCAATATCTACTTCATCATTATTGATATATCTTTCATAGAAGTGAATTATTTGTTTATCATTAACTTCTGTCATTGTAATAATTTTATCAAATTTAATTAAAAATATATCTTCATCAGGTAATTCTAACCAAGGTTTTACCTTTACATATTGACCATTACCATGAGATAACATTTTCATAATAACTGGACTTTGAAGCATTATAATAGGATCGCCATCATTGTCATCAACAGAAATCAATGCAAATATTTCTTCTCCCGATATTAATTTTATAACTCCGTGAAATTCTTGTTCCATTAATTTTTTATAGGTATATTTACAATATCATAATTAAAATTCTCTTCATTATAAATTTTAATTCTTTCGATTAAATGATTTAATGTATAATTCTTTTTAGACTTTGTACTGATATCATCAGCAATATCGTATAAAGTTGCTTTTACTTTACCATTTCCTTTTCTTAAGACCCTGCCGATGGACTGGAGATTCCTAATCCTTGATTTGGAGGGACTGGCGAATATGATATTGTGCAACCGTTTAATGTTAATACCAGTACTGAAAGTACCATAAGACGCAATGATAATTGCATTATCCTCCTGTTCAGTTATTTCACGAACTTTTTCTCTATCTTCAGTAGCTACACCACCATGAATAAAGAAAACATTTCGTTCTTCTATAGTATTATTATTTATCATCTCATAAAGAGGTTCCCCATGTGCTTCTACTCTTGCATAGAGTATTAAAGTATTACCCTTTAAATCAAGAGCAAGATTTCTAATAAATTTATTTCTTCTTTCATGGTTGATAATATATTGAACTTCATCCTCAAAACATTCAAATTTATTTGGTGGGTGTTTCAATAGAAGCACATTGATATCCAGTTTAGCCAAATGCCCTTTCTTCATTAACTCATCAGTTTTAATGATCTTATAGGAAGGTCCAAACAATCCCTCAAGAACTAATTTATGAGTTTGAGATCCATCAAGTGTTCCTGTAAAACCATAACGAAATTTAGCATCTGCAAGTTTGGTCATTATAGATACTAATGACTTCGACTTAAATTGGTGAGCCTCATCCCCAACTACAACAGAAAACCTTTCAAAATATTGACGAGGTAGTTTGTAGATAGATTGCCAAGTAGTAATTATAACTTGAGAATCCGTTTCTCTTTCTCTACCAGCATATATTTTGTGGCAATATGAACCAACATCCCATCCATAGTCTGCAAAGTCTTTATACATTTGCTCTACAAGGGAAGTCGTTGGAACAACTATCAGAGTATTTTTCTTTTTTTCAACGAAATATCTCACAATCGAATATATCATCAGCGACTTTCCTGAAGCAGTTGGAGATATCAATAGTTTTCTATTATGTCTTAAAGCGTCGTATACTCCATCAATCTGATAATCTCTAGGTTTATGCTTAGAGATTGCAGTCATATAATCCTTTACACCCTCTTTTGAAATCATATCATTGACTTCAAAAGGTAATCCAAAATACTTATTATCTACAAACTCGTAAGTATATCCATGATCTTTACAGAATTGAACTACTCTATCAAGTAATCCAGCATATA